TTACAGCTTTAGCATCAACAGCTTTAGGAATAATAGGTGTACCTTTTGTAGCTGCATTAACGCTGTTACTGGATACAGTAAATATGATCCTAGAAGGATTTAATTTAATTACGTCTGCTATAGGTACGGCTATATCTGAACTTATACGACTGATTAGATTTTTACCTGGTGGTCAAAAAATACTGGATTCTATTGAAAAGAAAGTTAAATCAGTTAATGAAGGTGGAGTTAAGCTATCAAAGTCAGCAAAGGACATTATGGCTAGTCTGGCAGAGCAAAAACAAAATCTCATGGAGAGACTTACTTTAGGAGATCAGGAAGCTGCCATACAGAAAAAGATTAGAGACCTTTTAGCACAAAATCCAGAGTTAAAGAAAAAAGAGGTTGAAGAAGCAGTAAGAGGTATTGCAGCAGTAGAAGAACAACTAAGACAGCAGGAAAAAGTAAAGGAGTTATATAGATCAATAGGACAAACTATTGAAACTGGAATAGTCGATGCTATTCAAGGTGCAATAGATGGCACTAAAACACTTGGGGATGTTGCTCGTAGTGTATTCAGTCAAATACAGAGATCCTTAATTCAATTCGGTGTTAACTCTTTACTCACTGGTTTATTTCCAGGTTCAAGATTCTTTAGAGCTAATGGTGGTCCTGTTAGTGCAGGAAAAAGTTATATGGTTGGAGAGCGTGGCCCAGAAATGTTCACACCAAACACAGGTGGTCGCATAACATCAAATGATGATTTAGGTGGATCAACAAGTATAGTTGTAAATGTAGATGCTTCTGGCTCAAATGTTCAAGGGGATAATCAACAGGGAAGAGAACTTGGTCGCTTAATTGCTGTTGCGGTACAATCTGAAATAATACAGCAGAAAAGACCAGGAGGATTACTTTCATAATGGCCACGTTTCCTTCCATAAAACCTAGTTACGGACAGCAAAAAACCTCTGAACCATTAACTCGCACTGTCCGCTTTGCTGATGGATACGAACATCGCATATTATTTGGTCTCGCACAACATCAAAATCCAAAAGTTTTTAACTTTACTTACGAAGTTTCGGAAACAGAAGCGGATACCATAGAAACATTTTTAGATGCTAGAGCAAATGATAGTGATAGTTTTGATTTGCCTGTTGATTATTTACCTGGCGAAGATTCTACTAAGTTTAAATTTGTTTGCGAAAGTTGGAGTAAGTCAATACCATTTAAAAATAGAGCTACAATTCAAGCCACTTTCAGACAAGTATTTGAACCAACATCATAATGTCAGTAAATTCAGCAGTATTTAGTAACTTACAATCTATTAACCCGTCAGCAATTATTGAATTGTTTACTCTTCAATTATCTACCGCATTACATGGTGCTAATACTATTTATAGATTTCATGCTGGTAGTAATCTTAATGCAAATGGAAAAATAGTTTGGGCTACGAATGAATACCTTAGATTTCCTGTACAAGCATCAGGTTTTGCTTTTCAAAAAGGGCAATTACCAAGACCGAGAATAATAATCAGTAATGCCACAGGATTAATTTCATCAATACTTTTATCTGTAAATGAAACAACAACTGGTAATGATTTAACGGGAGCAACAGTAACAAGAATAAGAACATTAGCTAAATTTATTGATGCTGTTAATTTTGCTGATGGAACAAACGCAACTGCTGATCCTACTGCTGAGTTTCCACAAGAAGTATATTCAATAGATCGTAAATCAACGGAAACTAGAGAAGTAGTTGAGTTTGAACTTGCTGCTCCGACAGATTTAGCAGGAGTTAGAATACCCAAGCGGCAGTGCACTAGGTCAGTATTTCCGTCTATTGGTACGTTTGTTCAATGAGCTGGAAATATAAAGCACTACTTCATGCTCAAAGGGAAGATCCAAAAGAATCTTGTGGTCTACTTTTAAATATAAAAGGTAAAGAGAGGTATTTTCCCTGCCGTAATCTTTCTATGACAGACCATCAATGTTTTATTATCGACCCAGAAGATTATGTAAAAGCAGACAATACAGGAGAGATAGTAGGTGTAGTTCACAGTCATCCCATTACTCCTCCTGATCCTAGTCAGGCAGATAAAATTAGCTGCGAAGATAGCAATTTACCGTGGTATATTGTTAATCCTAAAACAGAGCAATGGGCTTATTTAGAACCATGTGGATACAAACCACCATTATTAGGTCGTCAATGGGTTTGGGGTATAACTGATTGTTGGAGTTTAGTAAGAGATTGGTATAAAGAAGAAAGAAATATTGAATTAAGAGATTGGAAAAGACCTACAACATTAGAAGAATTTAATAATAAACCTTTGTTTGAGGACTGTGCTTGGCGAACTAATTTTAGAGAACTTAGACCTGATGAAAAGTTACAAGATGGAGATGTTTTGCTTATGAGCATTTTGCACCCAACTTTAAATCATGTAGCATTATTTTTTGAAGGTGATGTTATTCATCATTTAACCGA